TTAATGGCGGCTGAAAGCTTAACGTACCAGCACCAGATGACTTGTTTGCTGTGACAATATAAAGGTAATCACCAACTTGGAAATAAGTTCCTGCTGTAACAGCCGAACCGCTTGATGTTGTGGTCAATGCTTCTGCTCTTATTGCAGTAGTTCCTGATGTGGTAGCTGTAGCCGTACTGGTATGCAAAGGATTGCCAAACGTAAACGTACCAGAACGCCCTTTTAAGCCCACGATAAAAGCTTCCATTGCAGATGCATCAGCGCCTTTTAAGGGCGGCAAACTAACCTCTGCTTCCCATCTAGCGCCCTGATGATTATAAACTTGGGTGTCTAAGGTAAAAGGAGATTCAGCAACAGCGACAGTTCTCTTTAATCGCATTGACATACTTGCAATGCCGACATTTGGAAAGGCTAAAGGCATCTTATGCTCCCATTGCTTTGCTAAAGTTACCGCCACGCGACCTTGCATCTACCACTGCACCTTTCGCAGCCTGTGCAATCTGAGGCATTAGAGAAGCTATTTCAGCCCTTACCGTTGACTGTATTCCGGTTGTGACATTGATAGTCTGGTTGATAACAACACCGCCAGTGCTGCCGCCTTTTGTGTGATCCGTGACCGTTTCATTAGGGTGCAATATGGCCCCGAAGCCCCCTTTACCGTCAAGCCCCCCAGATCGCGAACCCATTCCGGTATAACCGCCACCTTCAAAGCCTCCGCTGTAGCTACTACCACCACCGCCACCACCACCACCACCACCACCGCCACCGCCACCACCACCAGCAGGAAAAGAGTTTGTAATGGCGCTAAATACAGCTTGCGTTATGTAATACTGAACGAGCATTTCAATGAGGCTATCAATGACAGACTTAGCCATTGTTTTCATTGCATCAGAGAACTTCTCAGCCCCGGTAATAGCATCGGTAAATCCTTTGGTAAATGCACCCATAGCATTGTTTGTAAAGCTTGTTACACCTTCCTCCAAACTTGGCAGGTTTTTCTTAAAATCCTCAAACGTCTGTTTTAAGGCAACAACTGCTCTGCCGTACACACTTAAACTTTCTACCTTGTCGGGTGTAATTACCTTTTGGGTTGCTGTTCCTGTTGCGTCAATGGCAGCAATCAAATCATCAAACGCACTTATATTTTCTGCGCTTATTAAATTCCGCAAAAAACTAGGCGTTTTAGGATCATCCGCTTTTTGATAGCCAACCAATTCTTCCTTTGCTGCTGCAAGGGCTTGCTTAACGTTATTAATATCTTCTTGATAACCAGTGACAAAGGTGTGGTTTGCAGAATTAAAAGTTACTAAACCGCCTGTTAGCTCGCTTATGGTGGTTAATACATTTCTTCCACCTTTAGCTTCAGCTAGATTTTCTTGCAATCCTTTAAGCTTGTTTGATAGATGCTCAATTTGCGACCTTGACGCTCTAATATTATGTCCATTTAACAGCGTATCAGCCTCTGTGACGAAAGAGGCGGTCGCTTCTAGTATTTTATCAAGTCCCATAATGGATGCTTTTGCGGCATTTAAAAAAGAAATAGCCAGACTTTTACCGAATGTTTTAAAAGTACCATCAGCACCTTTTGCTTCTAATATTAATTCTTGTAGGTTTTTAACAGCCAGTTTAATTGCAGGAGCAAGTGCAGCCGTAAATTGATCTTTGATTCCTTTAATTACTCGACTTAGTGTTTTGATTGAATCGTTTGTTTCTTCTACGCCCTTTGCTGCTTCTGAGGACATAATAAAACCAAGAGACTCAGCCTCTCCAAACATCTCCTTAAGAGCTTCAGTTCCCAAGCCGAGAGTGTTTACTAGCGCCACACCCTCAGAGTCAAAGAGCTTCATTGCTAAACGTACTTTATCAGCAGCGTTCTTTTGTTTACCAAACGCATCTGAAAGAGCTAAAACTTGTTCATCAAGAGACAGCTTCAACAAGGCTCTTGCGTCAATGTTTAATTCTTTTAATGCGCCTTTTGCCTCACCAGTTCCTTTAGCCGCTTCAGCAAGCCGTCGAGTAAACCGCTGCATTGCCATATCAACTGTAGTGGTAGCTACACCAGAAAGCTCTGCTGCAAAACGCAACTTACCAAGGGCTTCAGTTGTTGTACCAATTTTAGAGGCTGTTTTGGCTAGAGTATCAATAGAGGTCAAAGACGACTTAACCAATAGTCCAAACCCAGTAGCACCAGCGACACCAATTAAAGCAGTTCGCAAGCTAAAGATTGATTTAGTAATACTACCTAAACCACGCCCAACACTCATTACCCCTTTTTTAGTATGGTCAAGCATACTGATTATGATCTTGGTGTTCTCAGCCATCTTGTTCGCTCTTTATTTGAAAGTAAGCCATCCACTCATTGAAGTGAGTAACGGACATTTGTTGGGCTTCGGAAATAGACATGTGCAAGCGATCAGCCAAGGCTAATAAACTCATTCTTGAATGATCGCGTTTTAGTTTTTTATTTGATTTTCAACCGATTCAATCTCTACAAACATCTGGTTAGCAATATCTGAAATAACCGCTGTCTCTTCGCCCATTAAATCAATGCGATCTTCAGCGTGTTTAAACAGTTTCTCGCCTCCCTCATCCGTTGCTTTCATTAAGATAAGATCAACCATTGCACCAATAGTGGTGTTTTCCAAAAACTTAGGGTGTTTTTTTTGTAGTTGGTCAAGGTCATAGCAACTAATTGCAGTGCAATACAAAGTGAACGGAACACCCTCCTCATTCGCCCACGCTGCAACCACTACTTCGCGCAGTGGGATTACACGCCTTGAACGTAAATCTCTAGCAAGACCCATTAATAAGTGCCTTCTGTTAAACCATTAGAGATTTGCATAACAAAAGTTGCTTCAACTAAGCCATCAGGCGAATTGCTTACAGAGCGACTTGTTACCAATCCAACACCTGTGTATTTCTTTTGACCAGACCCTGTGCCGCCCGGATTGATTTCAATGTCAAGTAACGCACCAGCATCCATAACGACTTGCTGCGCATTAAGATGATCGTAAAAACAATCGATGTTTAAGATTCCATCTTTCAAACCACCTGTGTAGTTTTTAGCTGTATCGCCCATTGTTGTGCTATCAATAGGCTCAATAGTTTCATCAAAATTAAACGTCCTTACCTCTCCCACAATTGCCTCTGCTGTTCCAACCAATTGCAAAAAAACTGAACCACTTGTTCCCGATATTGTAGCCATTTTACTATCCTCTTTTCTAAGTTGTGCCGCGTGTGTATTGGTACATAACGCGAACCGTTAAAATGACCCCACCGATAGGGTCTATTTGTCCTTCATCAATCTCTACTTGAGTGATCTGCGTATCAAGCGCAAACCCACCTCTTGTTCTATCTACATCAAGACCCTCTTCAATAGTCTCAATGATGTTGTTTCTTGCCTGATCGATTAGCTTGCCTTTTACAAAGCAGACAAGTTCATAGTTAATCGTTGCCATTCTTTTAGTTAGTGAACCACCTACTGTTGAATCCTCACGGCTATCATCAGCGGTTCTTACTAAAATAGCCGGGTACTGAGCATTTGATAGTTGCTCAAAGTCGAATGGCTGCCGGGT